CTTGATTAGACCTAGCCTCCGGAAGTGAGCCACCGCCTGGCGACCCTCCTCCATTAGCTTATGATTCCGCATTGCGGATTCGTACAGATCCGAGAATTCATTGATTGCGTGTGTTGCTTCGCTCATAGTTCCTCCTGATCCATAATGAACTCAACACCCTCACGTAGAATAGTGCTGCGGTCGAACTCATCAGCAAAGTATCGACCCGAATACAGCTCGATGTCTTCGCTTGATAGGATGAGAAGGGTGTCCTCCCCTAGGGTGCTTTCCTTTGATTCCGGTAGCATAGCTTTGACCCACACGAATCTTAGCTTGTACTCCGCGATGAAGTCGAGGATTGAGTCCCCGGATCTTGATGGTAGTTCTGTATTCATAGTATTATTATTGATTATTATAGTGCTGTTAGTTTATATTTGATTCCATCTACCTCGACGACTTTGCCCTCGCAGGTCTTGGCGGACTTAGGTGTGCCTAGCTTTTCGCCATCACTGTTTTCAAAGTAAGTTCTGTTACCGATGGCATCACGCTCAGATTTGCTCCAGTAGCCATCACTGAGTTCATAATAAGTCTGGTTGCCGTTGGTATCTAAAATCTCGATAGGGAAAGTAAAGGCAATCCCTAGTTCTTTATATGTGTCGCTTATTTTTTTCATAGTATTTTTGTCGGTTAGAATTGAGCGATGAGTGCAGCGATCAGTAGCATAATGCTACCGCCCAGCGCACAGGCCAGGACAACACAAGCTGAGTAAAAGACCTTCTCTCCGCCTTTGACGAGATGATCTAGGTTGGCATTTTTTTTGTAGTTTTTCATTTTTATTACGTTTTTATCGGTTATGAGGTGTATCAAGTATTGACACGATTTGAATATGCTGTGTACCTTAAGACAGTTAGCCCTTGGTAGTCAACAATAGATTATAATTAAAATTAAAAGAATCATAAGACTGGCAGTCATAAGATTGACAGTCATATGGTAGGGTTCAGATAAGCTCGAGGGTTTCTTGAAAGATGGTAGCCCGGTCGTCGTGATTCAGTAGCTCTACCGGTAGCTCGCAGGGTGTCTCGCTGTCAGTCCAGTAGACTAGTTTCACAATCTCGAATTCTTCCAAGTCGCGTTCTTCCCAAGCCTCAGTGACTGACTGCTCCCCTGCTGTACTGCTGCACTCGTGCGTAGTTGTCACTGCTTCGGCTTCAACTGTTACGTCAAAGTATCTTTCCGGGCGTAGTTCAACGCCTTGTAGTTCTATAGTTTCCATTTTCTTTTATGTGTGGTTGTTATTGTGTATTAATAAGGCGGTAGATGTCACCTTCCACCCACTCGTTCCAGCCCTCGAGCCAATCCGTCTCATTATAATTTTCCCATTCATAAGTGCGATCCGAGTTAATTTCTCTTAGTATATCGGAAAGAGTCCATTCTAAAACCCTTCCCGTGCTTATGTCTTTTACGTTATAAGTGCGTATATTTGTTTTCATTGTATTATATATTTCTTTATATGTTAAGTTGCGCCCCTTTCGGGGCTTTTGTTATGCGTTATCGTTTAGACTGTCGGCGATCTCTTGCCAGTTTACATCTTGTAAGAATGCCATTGCGTAATCCAATGCGAACCCGGAACCCGTGCTTTCATTCTCAATCAGCATCTCAGCATATTCCTTGCAGTCATCCGATGATGAATCATTCCACCCGTCCTGGTCCAGCCCGTCGAACATCTCAAGGTTTACACGCCAAGTTTCGTAGTTGGTCCAGCCATTGTATTTTTTATTTTCGTTGCTCATTTTTTACTTTCTTTATATGTTATACATCGGGCTTTTCCCGTGCTTCAATTACTGTTATTTACTATTATTTATTGCGTGTCAAATGTTTTTTTAATTATTTTCATTTTTTCCCGTGCTTCCCAGGCTTCCCCTTCTAGCTGTCTTACCGTGCTTCCCTAGCTTACACCTTAACAATTAATCAAAGCCCCTTGTAAGGCATTTAAACGTCATTAATTTGCGCACTGGCTTGTTTTCGGGTGATCGTTTACCTTAGCTCGCGTTGCACGTGCTTTTCAGTAAGCACAAAAAAGCCGACGTTTTACCGTCGGCTGCACTTGCTTTGCTTTTACTACCTTCCCCAAGCTTCCTTAATTGTCACCCAAATTACGGCTTGCACTTCATAGCCTTTCAAGCCGTATTTCCTAGCCAGCTTCAACGTAATAGCTTCCAAGCGTCTATACTGAGCTGGCGTGCAACTTTCCACTGAATCCTTAATCCCCTCTTTCGGCGAGCACAGGCAGGCGCGAATGTGCCACTTATCAACCGTTACAAAGTCAGAAGCAAGCAGTCCAACGTTTGCCGCGAATGCGTGAGTCTTAGGCGATTTGGCAGTTATCTCAGTATCTCCATTGAGAATCGCAAACGCTTTGCGCTTGTTAGCTCCATAAGTGCAAACTTTCACGTCATTGTCCGTCTTTCCATCTTTCCAAGCTTGGCACACATTGAACGCGTCGACTTTGTTGCGCTCCCATTTGTTGTTGGGAGAAAGTGCGGAAATCACGCCCGCTGTCTTGTATCGATCAATGCCGAAAGTTTCAGATAAATATTTCGACCAGTCTTGCGCATCGTTGTACCATCTCAGCCCGTTATAGCGTTGCTCTGGAGTTGCTGACTCAAGCCAGCGCTCAAGGCTATTAAAAATTTTTCTGTCGGTTGCTTCCTTAATTGTACGTTTCATTTTTAAAGGGCGGTTTTACAGATCCGCAAACTGTTTTAATTGTGTAGTTTACTTCTTAAATATAATAGCTTCTGTTACTTCAATGAATTCATCCTCTCCATCCTTGAAGGCTCTCAGCACTTCTTCAATCGTCTCAAATTTAAGATAATATTTATCCAAAGCGTTTACGCGAAATGTGCTGTGCTCTTCCTGCATTAAGTCGCACTCAATTGCATTCGGTACAAATATTGTTATATATTCGCCTTCTGTTGTCTCATATTGCACAGAAGCCAATGAATCATTGCCATATGTTGAAATATACCAATGACTGCCGAGCGCATCCAGCAATTGACTGATTAGGGGTTGAGAGATGTTTGGATTGTGGTGTTTATACATAGTATTTATTATTTAGTATTAATGTTTGTTTACTTTTACTTGATTAACTCGACGCCCAATTCGGGGATATCGGTTACGATCTCATTGTTTATCTCCTTGGCAATCTCCCTCCCGAACATTTCGTGTATGTCCTCAATGCATATGCAATGATCAAATCTCATTCCGTATTTTTCGTGTTCATCGAAATAGTATTCGTGTGCCAAGTTGATTACATTGGACAGTTTACGCACTTGCTCCTTAGTTACCCAGCCAGCAATTAAGTTCAAGTTTGAGTTAACGACGTGCCAGTAACCTCCAAGCTGATATCCAGCAATCAGACCATTGGGCAGTGTTACTTCGTATTCTCCATCAATTTTTTGTATATTTTTCATAGTGTTTATTTATTCAGTTATAATTAAGAGTGAGTCAGCATCTATGCACGTATTTAAAAGGGCGTCAAGTATATTTCTTAAAACTATACATTTATTTTCTACGCCAAACCATACCACTATTTCAGACAGTGCGACAATGGCAGTGCTAACAGTGTGGACAGTGTGAACAGTGTGCGAACAGTGCGCGAACATATCCCGTCGATTAAGAATAAAATAATCATTCATATGCATAGCTGCACCTACTGCACGTCCGTTCACTACTGCACAAGTGAGCACCGGTCCAGGACAATAGCGCACGGGTACGCGCGCGCGAGGGGTGGAGGGGGTCGACGAGTTGCTGCGACTCCGTGTATGTATACATAATCAGCCCCTCAAAAAAATTCAGTCCTCAAGGGGCTTCTACCACGGCCAGGAATCCTATTTAAATCCTATGGAAATCAACGTGGATTCTCTTTAATCCTATGGAATTTAACAAACCAAGGTAATCCTATGGCTATATCCGATATTACTTAACAGGTACACTCAAGGAATCCTTAGTGTTCTTCGTGTACCATAAGAAGTCAGTTTATGGTAGTCAATTTATGATTCCCTTTGTTTATATTCTTTAGGGATTACTACGTTTAAGGACTTAACTGCCTTATGATGTTGCTGTCTTATGGTACACATTGTACCATACGTGCTTACAACGTCAAGCCTAAATATATGTATATGGTATATTATTTTACATTAATAGTATTAATAAGTTGACAGGTATGTATGAATCAATTTGATGAAGGTATGAAAGACGAGGAATCAATGAGCCAGACCGAGAAGGAGAAGGCAGCTTTGCTGAGTGAAATCCAGCAGAGTATCCACGAGGTAAGTAACCAGAAGCGGGGACTAAAGGTTAAGTGCTTGAGTGTATATGACCCAGAGAAGACGGCTAAGTTGCTTTACTTGTATAGTACGGGCAGTAGCCAGACTCGTCTAGTGCGTCACTACGGCTTTGATCGGGATACTATTATTAGTGTCCTAGCGGACTACGCTGACCATATGGGGACATTCAAGGAGTTAAGTGGTCGTATAGCTGCCAAGAACTATTTGAACCTAAGTAGCCTAGAGGAGGATTTAATTGAGAAAGTACGTGACCGTATGGAGAATGACCCCGAAATGGAGGTTGGCTTCAAGGATCTCAAGGAGTTATCAATAGCTAAATCAAATGCTTCACGGGAGGCTATGACGGCTAGAGGCGAGGCTACGCAGATTACAGAGGACCGGAAGGTCTACACCCAGGATGACTACGAGGCTACTATAGCGGCTGCCCGTGATCGTATTAAGAAAGCAAAGGAAGCGGAGGTAATAGATGTTCATAGTAAATGAGGAGAATGAGGAACTGTACGGCAGGATCCGTGCGCAGCTAGGTGAGCACTTTACTAACTTTATGTTCATCGTAATGGATGACTCAGGTGATGTGTACTATGACTATACTAATCGACCAGTAGGTAAGATGCTGGCGAATGAGATGCTTCAGGAGTGCAACAACCCAATTGACGACGATGATTGGATCTGGGACTTCGAGGATGATGACATCTCGGAAGATGATAGCT